CGGAATGGATTAAAACCACTGATAAATGACAGTAGGGAGTCCATAGAACCGCCTTTGGAGACGCTACGGATGGCATTCTGCTCTGCTTCCGTGAACAGACGCATCTTGTCTTTGTTAGCAGCAAGATTAATAAACCCTTTACGGATCAATTCAGCTTCAGAAGCCTTTGGGTTGTCAGCCTTGACAGCAGCAACGTCAAGAATATCTTCCAGCACATTGGCTCGGCTAAGATTACGCCAATCCTTACGGGCATCCATGACGTTCTTAACGGCTTCGTCTAGGTTGCCTTTACCAGCGATAATGTCCTTACCATTGAGGTTAGAGATATAATCATCAATCTTAGACACCATCACTCCACCAAGTCGACGTACATTGGGATCAGTAGATCCTTTTACATCGTTGGCGAGGCTACGCATCTGTTCCAACTTAGTAAAAGGAACACGCTTTTGACCAATAATGTCTTCAAACTTATCCAGGACAACCTTGATCTTTGCTTGACCAGGATCTTGAGGAAGATAGTTAGCCTTTTCCAGACTGTTACGAATATCATCAACCATGCCCAAGGCGCTCTGAGGTTTGATAGACACCCCGGCATCTTCCATAGCTGTGTAAGAGCGTTGAGCACGCTGTTTGACCTGCTCCATCGTGATTACAGGAGCTTTTTCAGCCGTTAGAGCGCCTGCAAGTCTACCTGCTCCCCCAGCAGCCACAGCACCTACGCCAATACCTGCAATCGTGGCAGCTATGTCACTGCCTGTGATCTCTTTGGCAGCTTCAGCGGCAGGCTGAGCCACTGTACCAGCCGCGGCAGAGGCAGGCAGAGCACGAGCCAGATCAGCGCCTAGGACAGTCTTGGGAGCTACAGTAGCGGGGATAGCGGCTCCCATAAGACCAGCTACACCGCCTTGAGCCACTTTCTCAGCGGTTGTCTCAGGCGTAGGCAGACCCATTTGAGTCAGTCCACGTTGCTGAACTTGAGTCATAGTAGGAACCCTGCTTTCAGAACCCAGCGCCTGAGCACCGAGATTATAAGCACCAGCAAGGAAGTCAGCCACAGCATTCACAGGTGCAGAGGCAGCTTCGATAGCTGTACGGGCAGTCAAGCCTGCCTGACGCTTAAGCTGATCCGTTGTAGAAGGGGCCTGAGCTTGTGCAGGAGCCTTTGAATAGTTCTGTTTTGCATATTCCAGAACCTGAGCCTCTGTAGCCCCTTCAGGAGCATTAATCTCATACGTATTACCATCAGGGGCAGTAATTTGAAACTTAGGCATTATTGAACCCTTTTAATAGACCATTCGCCAGTTCCTGTAGGAGCAGTCGAAGGAGTCAATGCACCAGCTCCAGGTTCAGTTCGCTTTTCTGCCGGGAGCTTACCAAGAGCTGCATCACGCCAGCGAGAATAATGAGTCTTGATTTGTTCCAAGTTATTACGAAGACGATCAGGAGATTGATTCAAGTCTAGAGAAGATACTGAGGCTTGCAAAGCATCCAATTCCTTAACAGCAACCTGACCCAATGCACCACCGGTGGGAGAAGCATCACGCATCTGCTGAAGACGATCAAAACCAAGGTTAGCCTTGATAGTTTCAATAGTGGAGCGAAGATTAGCTCCAGCAGTGCCAGGAATAAACGAAGTTACAGAACCCAGGCCAGTGGTAAGACCTGACACCAAAGGCAAGGCTTCATCAACCTTACCAACGATACGATCAGCAGCTCCAACAGCACTCTCTGCTGCTGCAAGTTTCTTATCTGCACGATCAGCAGCTTTTTCCTTCAGGTCATCAATCTTCTGTTGAATCAGGGTACGCTGAAGATCGGTGTTAGACTGACGCAAAGAAGCTTGGAGACGAATCATTTCTTCTTTGAATGCACGATCACGCTCTTTTTCATCTGCACGCTGCTGCAATCTTTCTTTTTCCAATTCTTTTTTAGCTTCCAATTCTGCTTTTTTCATGGAGCTACGCTCAAGACCAGCAACTGCGGCCTTAGGATCGCCATACATACGAAGGACTTTAAGAATATCGTCTTCTGTGGCGCCTTCAGGCAAAGCAGCCAGTTCAGCTTGTAGTTTATCCTCACGGCTATAGGCTTGCAACTCACGAGAAGTCTTCATGGCTGTCAAGGAAGCCTGAGCAGCTTGTTGTCTACGTGTTGATAAAACATCTCCAAGTTGAGCAGCTTCTGCTGCAAAACCAGCCTGGCTTAGACGGTTGGCATATTCGGTCAAACCATCAATGCTTTGAAAATTCAACCCTTGAGCCAATTGACGAAGAGCCATTTCACGTTTAATAGTAGGATCTTGTATTTCAACTCCAGATGCCTGTGCAAGACCTTGGCCCAATCGAGCTCCTGCCTCATAACCCATGCTAGCAAGACGCTGAGAAGGCGTAAGAGTTGCCTCTTTCATCGCCTGATCGCTAATCATCTGACGCTGCATTTCTTCAGCTGTCAGAGTTCCTGGGAAAAGTCGTGTGTAATCCGTAGCCATCATTGCTCCTTAATCGTAACCAGTGATAAGATCGCCATTCTCATCAAAATATTTTGACATATCCTCAGTTTGAACATTTTTAAGGTTTAACCAATCAAAGGTATTTCCAAGAGGAGAACCAGTATAAGAACCACCAAGAGAGGCAATTAACTGAGCGATGGGATCTGAGGCATACTTATTAAACCCCTTAGCCGCGCTAGTGAGTGCCTGTTGCTTCATTGTAGCAGCTTCTTGAGAAGGAACGTAGGCTCTTGCGGCAGCTTGATTAAGAATAGCTGCCACGTTAGCACCAGAAGTGGACTGCTGTGCTCCCAGCTTGGTAGATACATCCAACGGATTCTGGCCCAAGGCTTCAGCAGTGCTAGCACCAGTGAGGTACTGAGTATACGGAGCCAGAGCAGCCACTTGATAAGCAGGAACTTGACCAAGCAGATTAGCACCAGTGTTGAACAAACCAGCACCGAAGCTAGTCTGTTGCTGACCTTGTTGCATTGCGTTAGCAGCCAACTGAGCATCCTGCTGAGCCAAGGCGTTATAGTAAGCCTGGAGCTGCGGGTTAGAAGCACCCATAGCCACGCTACCGCCAGCACCAGAGGTTCCACCAACGCCAAGACCAAGGCGACCCTGCTGGAACTGTTGGTTGGTCAATTGAGCCAACTGTTGCTCACGTCCTGGTTGCAGCAAAGACTGCTGTTGTTGCATCACTCGCTGAGCAGCCGCTTGCGGAGACTCTGCAAGGTATCCCTGACCAAGATTAAACAAACTCTGAGCAGCAGCGCCAACAGGAGCGATCTGACCAGCAGCTTGAGTGGCTTGTTCTAGGTTAGTACCTGCCTGACCGAGCAAACGCTCACGCATAGCAGCAACATCAGGAGCCACCTGATAACCTGCACCAGTGAGCCTACCTTGGTCATCATAGGTGAAGCCACTAGTGCCAAACCGGGAGGTAACACCAACAGGACGGAACTGAGCAGCTTGAGCCGCCTGCTGACCTGTAGCCAATAGGTTCTGAGCTAATTGATTCTGCTGATTAGCTCCATACTGAGCAGCTCCTAGCGTACCGAGAGCACCAACGCCCCCACTAAGCAGACCGCTGACTGCCTTTTGTTCTTCTGGTGTGAGTGCCATTAGTAAGTCCCTCCGTCTACGGTGGCAGTGAACGTGCCAGATACCGTTAAGTTAACCGCTGTAGCAGTACCCGTCAAAGCAGCGTTAGCTGCGTCTGCTTTAGAGGTGATTGCTGAAGCAATATTATCGAACTCTGTATTGAGTTCTGTTCCTTTAACCAGCTTCGAAGGATTACCTGATGCTAGGCTATCCTTGGTAGCAAAGTTCGTGCTCTTTACATAGTTACTCATTACCGAGTCCTTCCTGCTTTACAGAATACGTCTAGTTTTTGAATTGAAAGCTCAAAATCACTGATGATTGTTTCAATACCTAATTGAATGATATTACCAGCCCCACCAACTTGAACCTTTTGATTATCAAACACAACACCAGCAGTATACTCACCGATGTTATATTCAGCGATACCATATTCAGCAGGATTAACATCTCCTAACTGAAGGAACTGAGAGTTATAGTTAGAACTATAATCAAAGCCGTATTTAAGAACCACATCAGCTCCGTTACCACCAATGATGGTGAAACTTATCTTCTTCAAGATCTTAATAGCTGTTGGAGAGCCTAGATCGAAGTAGTTGGTGTAATAACTCATCCGATAGGTGCTGGTATTGTCCAAGTGACCTGTGTAATATCCAATATATCCAGCAAAACCCATTAAGAACTCTTTTGCTCGGTTAGAGAACAATGCTCTAGGCACAAGAGTCCAAGTAGTGGCTCTAGCAGCTCCGTTAGGGAGAGTGCTTCTGAGGTCAAAGCAATAAGTGATTCCAGACACAGGCAATGTCAGGATATAGAAGGCATTGTTAGTAGAATAACCAGCTTTGATGTCTGCCAATGTTTCAATATTAACAGCAGCTACCAAATCATCACGGACATTAGCACTAATATCCCGCAAAGGAGCAGATCTTTCCTGCACCACTCGCTTCATGGACATAACACCAGTATCGCTCAAGAAGATAATATCATCTCCAGTAACTTTTATGGAATCCCGAGCACAGCAACCAATACCGCTCACAGTATCAGCCAAAGACATATTAGTAGGGTCATTAGCTCCCTGGTAGATCAGAATCTGTCTACGACCAAAGATATACAAATAATTGTTATGAGCAGCTAAGCCTTGAATCTCATCAGCACCGGCAGGCCACACCTGAGCAACATTAAGTGACCCAGAAGAGCCGGTATTTAGCACATAACCAGACAAAAGGTCAGAGAACTGAATGGTGTTCTTATCTGTGCTCGTAGAAGCACTCCAGGTTCGTCCATATGCGCTCACAACGCAATTAGAACTCTGCACCGTGCCCAGGTATCCAGTCTTCTCAGAAACACGCCTAAACGTGGTTGCAGACACCGCAGGATCGAAGATTAAAGGATCATGTCCTTCTTGATACAGGTATAGGATTCCGTTCAGCGGAGCCATCTGCCAACGGTCATTGGTAATCGTTGGAGCACTACCGCCCCCGCCATAGGTCAGCAAAGACAGGGTGGAACCACTTAATTTAAATAATTTATTATTCCCAGCAGCAACAATATACGAGGTTCCATCTGCTGCAATTAATTCACCGATTGCTTTAACATTAGCGGTGCTCAGATCAGCGTTAGAGGAGTGCTTGGGAAGCCAGCCCTTACGTGCCCCAATACGTCCAAACTTATCGATGATGCAGTTAGAAGCAACAGTAGCGTAACCAGACTCCAATGCCACAGAGGAATCCTGGGTATTTACCCCCATGAAGCCAGGGGCAGCAATACTGGAGGTAAGTAGTTGTTCAGACATTACGGATTCACCCAGACCACTTCTTCAAGGTAACGATTACGCTCGATAGCCACAGCATCAGCCAAGGACAGACGATACAGTTGGTAAGCCTCAGAAGACAGAATACCTGAGTCCTCACCACGCTCAGCGATAGCCTTTGCATAAGCCAGCATGTTAACCAAGTGAGGAGCAATTAAAATACGATCATCATCAGCGGATAAATCTACTTGAGGTACAACTAGGTTAAATCGCAGAGTGTATACACCGTCAGGGACAGGATAAACATCAACCTGAGTGTCTCCATTGGAATCAACACCGTTGAAGTTATAGTAAGCAGGAGCGCCTTTACCGCTATCAACCAATAAGAACTGTTTATCCATCCATACCGTGGCAGCATACTTCATCTGAAAGTTGTTGGTATCATTAAGAACGTCAATGACACGAAAGCGTGTACCTGAACCAGTCAATACATAGTTAAATAAACTATCAGCAGTGGTAGCCGTAAGCGTAGTGGTCAAAGCATTCCAATCATAGGCATCTTCAACCTCTCGCTTAGCGTCATTGACATAAACACCAATCAGCTTGGAATAAGAGTTATCCTGCACAGAAGACACCGTAGGCTCACGGAGTCTGGTCAGTACATTATTGACCATATCAAGGTAGGTGGACATTTAGATTCCTTCTTTCTTAATCTGCTCAAATGTGCAGATAATACTTATTGTGCTACCAGCCTCACTGGTGGCTTTAACAGTATCTCCTTCTTCTAGCACAAAATAAGCATTACCATCAATCTGTTTGAAATCTTTGGTACTTACCGTATAAGCATCTAGCAAATAAATATCTGTGCTTGTGCTAGCATCTCTCCAAACAACCGTAATATGTTTAGAAGAGGCAGAACTGTTAGTTATATGCGTAAGATTCCACTTAGCATAGTAGCCAACAGGAACTGTATAAACAGTCGTCTGAGTAGCTGCTGTAAGGTTTAAGCCTACGCTGACTTCTCTCATTTCTTTTTCTTACCTTTTTTAGCCATTCCAGCTTCGCTTAATGCTATTGCAACGGCTTGTTTACGAGACTTAACCACAGGACCACCTTTGCCACTATGCAGAGTACCTTCTTTGTACTCGTGCATAACTTTACCGACCTTTTTCTGACCTTTAGACATTTTAGTAGTCATGATTATTCCTTCGTGATAGGACCGCCTGATTTCCACGCATCACAGGTGCGGGAACCAGCACAGAGAAAATGAAACAATTCACAGAACCCAAGATTAGCTGCTTCCATGAATTGATCTTCATAAGCAAGTTCTTTCTCGTTCTCCATGTTACCTTCGATACCGGACTTGATACACTCCAGCATAGCAGGAGTCTGAATAAATGCAGAACAGTTACCACACCTCATGTTTTTAACGTCCTTAGTGGGAGCGTTATACATCTTGGCTTTCTTCATCCAGAACACCTCGTTAGGTAACGAAGGATCAGGAGGACCATAACCAAACTTCTTGAAGGCGTTATTGCGGTTCTTTAGATTAACCTGAATATCCTGAGTAGCTACAGGACAAACCTTACCGTTCAGTAAGCCTTCTTTCATGGAGACACCTTGTGAGAAATTGCTGCATAAATAGCCCCAAAGAAGGCTCCAACGATCAGGATAGGTTTAACAGCCTTAGCCAGCCACTCAAGCACCGTAAAAGCACCGGAGGCAGCATTAAATGCACCTACCATGTTCCTGGTGTTTGCATCAATGGTGTCTACCTTTTGTTCTACTTGAACAAGCCTATCGTAGATCTCTTTGTGGCTAACTTCGTCCATTTATTCCTCTTTTGGCTCTTCTTTAGGTATTTGAGCTTCTGCTTGTTCTTTGATCTTCATCGCCAGAGGATAAGCACCTGAGCTGGTGGGAAGATCTCCGAGAACCTTCAAAATACCTTGAACTTCATTAATATCCAGACTGAGGGTAATATTCATAGTAAACTCCTGGTTAAAACCAAGAGCATACCACAAATTACCACGGAAGTCCAGTGGCTGCGGTGGGATTCTTCTCCGCAGCGATCTTTGCAGCCAAGGCAGCTTCAGTGGCTGCTTTGTCCACGCCAGAGGCCCACACCCAGGCCAGAACAGCTTCAGGAGTCAGGGAAGCATAAGGAACCGTAGGAGTCCCTTCTGTCCAACCAACGGTGGAATAGATAGAGGCAGAGAAGTCTCCATCTACTGCCGTGGCAGTCCAGTGAGCAGCGGTAACGAAACCGTCAGAAGTACGGCGGTTTAAATCAGTAATAGTCCAGGTTACGGTCATTTCAGTTTCCTTTCAGTGCGGCTACGTCAGCCTTGAGTTGTTCAATGATGGCTTGCGAAAAAATCCAGCCTTTATACGGCTTACCTTCTCTGATGGCCTTGTCAACACAAGTTTGGCTGAAGCCCATCTGTCTTTTTTGTCTTGTTCCTGCCACCAAAACTTCTTCACCAGTATGAATATTTTTAGCAAGAACGGGTTTAACCTTAGGGTTTGTAATTCCAAAAGCAGGTTTGTTTTTTGCAACATTCCCAAGCACTGCATAAGAGTGCAATCCGTTTTCTGATGCGGTAACCCACTCAAGATTTTCCATTCTGTTATCAGTTTTCACGCCGTTCTTGTGGTTGACTTGCGGTTTGTTTGATTGATTTTCAATAAATGCCCGAGCCACAAGACGATGAACATTGTGGTTTGACTTAACGCCATCAACGGAAAAACTGACCAAAAAATATCCTGATTTGCTTTTGCCCTGACGCAAAACTTTGCTAGGCGATTTTTTAAGGCCACCTTTTGCATGACTGACAAAACGCTCAATTGAACGCACATTGCCAAGATTACTCACCTCGTAATGAGTTTCAAAGCCAGCGCAAGGATGCCAAATTTCGTTCATTTGGCCTCCAATACAGCAACACGAGCCTGAAGGTCTTTAATCAAACCATGAGCCTCTTGTAAAGCCGCTGTAAGTGTTGCAACCAAGAAGCTGGTGTCGATACCTTGGTAGACAGGGTTACCTTCAGCGTCCACAGCGTCTTTCTCACCAGTTACGCATTGGGGCACAACTTCAGCCAGTTCATGGGCAATGAAGCCTTCACCGTCAGAGCCGTCAACTTTCCATTTGTAGGTGACAGGCTTGAGCGCAGCGACCTTTGCCAGCGCACCAGTCATCGGCTGGATGTTTTCTTTCAGGCGGTAGTCGGAAGATGTGTTGTAGGCAGTGCTAGATCCGCCAGAAGTAATTGTTCCTACGGAGACAACACTAGAATTAAAGAAACGTACTTGCACTGCTGCATTTGAACCTGAAGCATAGGCGTGATATACGGAAATCCCGTCCGCACTTGATGATGCAGAGCCTTGATTAAAAGTTCCAGCAACACCGCCGCTTGCGTAAACTCCAAATTTCTCACTAATAAAAGGAGAAGTACGCCCCACCAGCAAGTTACCGCTGGAGTCGATACGGGCGCGTTCGGTGGAGTTGGTGTACAACTTCAGATTGTTTGCGCCTAATGCGTAAATGTTCAAATCATTTGTCGCACCTGCTTGGAATACTGTACTGCCTTGAACGGTAATTTGCAGCGTATTTACATCGCTGTAATTTGTTTTGAACTCAGAGTAATAGCCTGAGTTTTCAGTCCTGCTTGATCGAATGACGCCATAGACATCAAGTTTTGAATTTGCGCTTGTAGCCCCAACTACCAAATTCCCACTCGCATCCAGCGTCATTGCCGAGGTAAATGAGAAAGTGCCAGACCCTGTCCCTGCGGTTTGCCAAGTATGTGCGCCTAGGTTTTGGTAATAGTTTGAAGCGTAGCCAGATACGATTTTGTTGTACCCGCCGCTGTAATACCAGTTTGCTCCAAAGTTGTTGTATTCACCAGAGGCAACAATTGCTTTGTTACTTCCCATTGCAATTTGACCGCCAGAACTCCAAGCACTCGGCGTAACCCCCAATCCGAGGTTACCGGAGGAGTCGAGGCGCATACGCTCAGTCAAAGCACCAGTAGTGACTGCTCTGGTGTTGAAAACCATATAGCCACCATCTGCGGTTGTAGCACCAGCAAACGCACCATCAATAGCCGCTAAGCCGTTATTGCTTGTAGTACCTGTAAAAACAAGTCTTGCACCAACCCCTGCACCAACTGCTTGTGCGTTGTTCAACCAAATTGGCTCTTGAATACCAGCGCCCGATGTAGAAACATGCAGTTTTACACTAGGGCTGCTCGTCCCAATACCCAGCCCTGTGCTGGT